TAATCTATATATAGATGGCTTTTAATCCTAAATTCGTTCAGGGTGCAACCCGAAATCAAATCCATAAGGCAATGGATTACAAGAGTTTTCTTATTACTCCCGAGCAGGAGCAGGAGTTGAAAGGAAAGAAAGTACTTGAAGTTAATGTAGATACGGACTTGAAACAAGAAGCCGTTGTTAAGGTAGATGAAGATACTCAACTATCTAACACGGTTATCTATCCGGCAGGAGCAGTTGGAGTCCCTTATCAGCACCCCTCTCCTCGTAGAGTTACAGGAACAGCCATTTATCACAATAATTAACGAACATATAAGTAATAATGACGGAGGTGGCTCGTTATACTTTTCATATCAGCAGTTCCCAGAAGACGACTGCAGGAACATTAACCGACTTCAACATTCAACTCTCACAGGTTATTACACGCTTGGCGAAGAACAGCAAGTTCAGCGTGATCGTCCATGGGATCACCATACCCTTCTCGTTCTACCAACTTTCAAGTGATATCAATCGACTTACTGTAAGTTGGCCTGGAAGCCCTCCAGGGTTATTTATCGACATGACACCTGGTAATTATACATGCGTATCCGTATTATCGGAACTATCCACCCGACTCACAGCACTGCTATTAACTTATGCGATTACTCTGACACCAAACTTTACTTATGATCTCTCTACGGGTCGTTCGACTCTACGACAGACGAATACATCGAGTGTAACCATTACTCTTGGGTTCTCTGCGAACCAGAACTTGGGACAGTTCTTTGGCTTTACATCTAACGCAGTCATTACATCGAGTTTAGTCGCATCGCAGGTCGGTGATAAGGTAGCCGTTGCGAACCCAGCGAATTATCTTCTATTACGATCGCCTACCTTACAACAGTTTGGAAATCGTGAATGGATTACAGAACGAGATGCATATAGTGACATCATCTATCGAGTACCGATTGAAACCAATGTAGGAACCTATATCCAATGGTATGGAGATCAACAGCCTTTTATTATTGTTAATGATACATTGTCGTTGATTAATTTTTATCTTACTACCAATCTTACCTATAATGCAATTGATCTACAAGGGCTTCCCTTCGCATTTCATATGACGATCTCCGAACGAATCCAACCAGAATATGAGCCCATCATGAATACAGCACTTCCTAAGATGATTACGGAGATTCCAAAGAATACGGAGGAACTCGATGCACTTAAGAAGGAACGAGATGATGCTCTCCGACGACTGGAAACCTACAGAAAAAAGCTAACACCGAAAGAGAAAGATGCCGTTTTACTACAAGGACAACGGCCAACCGATTAAGATATTGAATACCAGACCTCGCAACTATTCTGCTGGTGGATTCATTAAGGGACACCCTAAGATCGAAACTCCTAATGAAGATACGATCTCCAGTCTATTGGAATATGGCTCACTGGTAATTCCTGTACCTGTAATGCAGTCCGGCATCATGGATCGATACAAGGGAAAAACTACTGGTGAGAAAACTACGGATAAAAGTCGGTTAGCCCCTGTCATTGTCATGCCTGGTGAGGCAGTCATACATAAGAAGTATGCTCCTGCGGTTGAAAAGTATCTGAAAAAGCATGGGATAACTCTTCCGTTACCAAATTAAAACCCCTTAGTAGATTAGCATGGTGTTAGTTCAGATTCTCATTACGAGTGCTACCAACAATCAGAACTATGTGGTTCCTATTTCCGGCAAGTGTTCGATCCGTGTATTAAGCCTTGTCTATCATTCCGACGAGGCTAATACGAACTCTCGTGCCGTTCAGCTCCGATCCGATATTCTACAGTTTCCTTACTCTCCGTTGAAATGGCTTACCTTAATTTCCAATCCCCAGGCAACACTGAACTTCGATACGGCCTATCAGGAGTACAATGTAAATAACATTGTTCTTCAAGGCCAGCTTGGTTTGAATGCGGTGCAGAGTGACGGTACAGCACTGCCCGGTACATGGAGATTGCTTATTTCCCTACAGATTGAGAAGATCGGTGAGGATTTTCAGCCGATGACAAATACATCACACCCCAGTAGATGATGAAAAATCGAGGAGCTTCCGGCCATTTTCAAACTGTCCGAACTGATTTTACCAAACCGCAAACACCATGGAACCCAGCAGTACCGGTCATTGAAGAGCCACCGACCAAACCACGAATGGAGCCAGTTCGGGTTGTTCTTCCTAAGCCCAAAAAGTCTAAGTTCCAGAAGTATTAGAATTAGTGTGTTTTTGATATTTTTTTATTCTTCGCTACAAGTATAGAAAGATGTCTCTTGGTTCAATTGGTGCTGATATTCGATATGTGCTACCCGCTTCGTATGACTCCGTCCCTCAGGCGTTCCAGTCAAACAAGTCTGCTAAACCGATCCCCTGCGTTCTCCAAACGGTCAATGTTCCTTCGCTCACTACCTCGGCCTCGGCTTCCGGTACTTCAATCGTGCAACTTCCCTGCGGACAGTCGGCTGGTATCATGTTGAACCCTTACCTGCGTTTTGATGTTGCTGTGGTTGGTGGTGATGCGACATCAGATATTTCGTTTAAATGCTCTACTAAGTCGGCTACTGCTTGTATCAACAACATCAGCACCTACATCAACAGTATGCAAATAGACCAGCAGAGCAATGCAGACCACATCTACGATCAAGTCTTCGCCCACGGTACTTCAAACGACTGGGTTCGTCAAGATGCGTCTATTCTGATGCGTTCGGGTGTGACGAAGGCCGATACGGGTGCTAACCTCGATCTTGGTACGCAGTGCGTCCCTCTCTTGGGTCTCCTTGGCTCTCAGCAGGGCATTCCTCTGTACCTGTTTAATGGTACTCTCCAGATCAACATTACATGGAACGCTGTTGGCCGTGCTTTGTACTCTACGGCCACCGTTCCCACTGGCTTCACCGTTTCCAATGTGCAATTGATCTATGATCGCATTGCTGTTGAGACTGCGTTCGCCGACCGTGTCAAGATGGATATGATGTCCGGAGCTAAGTATGTTCTTGGTTACACCAACTTCCAGAACACCGCTCTTTCTCTGACAGCTGGTTCGAACAACACCCTTCAATATGGCTTGAATTGCTCTTCGCTCCGTGCCGTGGTTGCCGACCAGGTTCTTCTTCCATCAACGATTACAAGCGAAGGTCTATCTGAAGGGAACACCCTTACACAGTTTCAGGTGTCCCTCGATGGTCGCCTGGTAAATAACAATGTGTTGTCCGCCACTCAGTTCCCGATCATCTTTGCGGAACTCCAGAAGTGCTACAGCCGTCTGTTTGATGCCTCTGTGACAGACTATTCGTCCCTGTCGGCATCGGGTGCGTTGAATAGCTTTACTTCGGGTTCGTTTGCGGTTGGTGTCTCTACGACTCGTTGCAATGAGGCCTTGGCGTTCGCAGGCTCCCCTGTGTCGGTCGTCTCGCTGGCGGTCAATCTTTCGGGTGGTTCGGCTTCCACCATGTTCGTGACCTTTATTTCCGATTACCAGCTCCTCATCGATGCATCTGGCTCGGTCGAGATCGTTCGTTAATCTAAAAAAGATCGATCCTTATTTCCATGACAACTTATCTGGAGATTCCGAAGAATCTCCCCTGCGTTGTTAGAATGCCCTACCAGATCCGCAAATGCCCCCATCAAAATGCCTATAAGGTATATGCTCCGCATGGAGCCTTGTCTAAGAGGTGCTTACCATTAGAGACGGCAAAAAAGCAACGCACGGCTGTGATCTTATCAGAGATTGGCTTGTCCCGACCACAAGATGGTAAGAAGACACTCCCTCTGGGATCCCAAAAGGCAAAACGGTTTATATAATACCTATGCCGATATTTTTATTATCGCAATAGATAGTATAACAATGGGAGGTATATTTTCTGCGGAAGGAAACAAAGCCATCAAAGATAGAAACACGCAGAAACGCATCGATGAGATGGCTCAAGAGAAGGGTATTCGCTTTCCGGCACCCAGTGAAGTCCTTACGGAGGTACCTAACTTCGATAATGCAGGTGACGCATATGTATGGTTCAACAAACTTACGGCTCCACAGTTGAAACAAATCAAAGACATTCCTTTCAAGATCAGCGGTCGTCTTCCTTTGACCTTCACTCAGCGGATTAACCTTCCTTCCATGAACTTTGACTCTCTGGAGAAGACTACTACGAGTAACGCTCTTCAGCAGGTATTTAAGAAGATCAAATCGGGCGGAGAAGGAATTGAAGAGTGGGTAGGTGCAAAGAATGGCGGGCAGATTCGTCCTACGATGTTCGGTCAGAACCATAAACAGCGTGGTTTTTAATATTCTACGGTGATAATATTGTATCATAATAGAATGTATCAGATTTTACCTTATACAAAGCAACGGGCAAAAAAGATTGGTGTTACGGTACAGCCCAGTACGAACCCTAAGAAGAAACTCGATGTATTTAAAGGGGATCAGAAAGTGGCTTCTGTTGGTGCGACTAATTTTTCTGATTATCCCACCTATTTGAAAGAGGAGGGAAAAGCAGTTGCCGATGAAAGAAGGAGACTATACCATATACGGCATAGGAAGGATTCATCTAAAAAAGGATCGCCCGGATACTACGCTTCAGTCCTCTTGTGGTAGAGAGATCTCTCTTGCTCTCAGGTATCCATACTTGCATGCTCGTGCTTCTATCTCTGTAGGGAATGATCCAATAGTAAATAATCCAGCTTTAGCTAACCACTTATTTTTTTCTTTACAGAAACTAACTCCAAGATAACCATCTCTGTTTAGCATATTATCTGATTGAGAGAACCACCTCAGATTCTCCAGTGCGTTATTCTGTTTATTTCGATCTATATGATCTACATTACGCAAGTTATGCGGATTTGGTAAAAACATCTCACCCATGAGTCTATGTAAATTAATCTTACCATCTTTCTTACCAGCAGAGAAGTACATGTATCCATTCTTACCAAGACACAGATTACATATGACTTCCTTGCTTTTTAGTTTCTTCTTTACCTGTCCTCTTTTTGAAACGAAGTATCCTGGATATTTTGTTTCAAACCATTCTTCTGTTGGATCCATTCTATATGCTATATCCCCATTATTCTTTAAGCTTCTCTGGTGATGGAACCTTCTTCACATACTTCAAAGCCATGGAAAGATCATGACCCATGTTCTCTGCAGTTTTCTCCATCTCGGCAAGAGCAGGAACATCTTTATACTTGTCTGTAAGGAAGATATGGCGTAACATGCTGGTACTAATTGGCTTCTCAAAGAACGAGTACAGAATGGAAGTCAGTTGTGTCTGGGTGATCTTGTTATCCATACGGGTATTCATCAGTAACCAATCATGAGGATTCAACTCGACCCAACGCTTTATGATCTTATGGAGCTTAGCGGGAATCTCAATTACTTGCTGTTTGTACTTCTTGGCGGTCTTATAGGTGTTGAAGACAAAGTAGGGCTTTCGCTTTTCGGTTTTGAAGAAATTATCTTTGGTGGGATCGGAGTTACGAAGTTTGAACTCCGTGTAGTCCATCGATCGTCGAGGCTCAATAAGGAGAAGGCAAGAAAGTAGAACATAGAGTTGTACTCGTGCAAATTCCTTCTTATCAAGTGTGTCTTTTTTCATAATAGGAATAACCTCCTTCTCAAGAGCATGGTACTTCCCCATGACCTCGGCAAGTGGAATATAACCTTCCTTCTGACGCTCTGTCATCTCCTGCTTGCTGATCTCCTTGTCGTACTCCTTACAGTCGCCCAGCATCTGTTCTCGAAAGGAACTTACCACCTTGTCCGCACCTTTAGCTTTCTCAATAAAAACAATCAACGCCGAGAGTCGAGTCTTTCGAACATTTCCAGGGACATCAGCAAGATGCTCGATGATTTTCTTGTGGTTATCGATAACCTCCTCAGGGGTGTCAAGGGGCAAGCCGATCTGCTTACTCAGATTTTTCAGAATGCTGGTGTAGGTGCGTAGAGATCCTGCAGAAAGGTTGGGGCGATTCGCAAGTAGTACTTTATCCATCTACTCCTACCGGAGAGATTAATCTCAGGTTTAATCGCAGATCGAGTTTATAATCTTAACTTAAAAATAAATCCAGTTCATAAAGTCAATGGCGGAGCCAAAACAATATGCATCGTCCTACTACGCAAAAAATAGAGAGGCTAAGATCGCCCAGCAAATAGAATATCATAAGAAACACAGAGAGCGTTACTTAGAATACATGCGATCGTATAATAAACTTTATTGGCTCATGAATAAGCCACCCCCTAAGCCAAAGAAGGAAAAGCCAGTGAAGATCCCTAAGCCACCGAAGGAGAAGAAGCCACCGAAGGAGAAGAAGCCTCAGCAGAGAAAGCCAAAGAATGAATCATGGTTCGTTGTTCCGGAGCCAGAATATCCTATGAAGATGGAGAGGGGTAACTTCGTATTGGGGTTTGATTAGTCACATAATAGATTGAGTAACGGATTATGACATGTGTGACATATCTTTTTTTCGATCATAAGAAGACATGCAAAGTAGTAACGGCTATGTTGCATCTGAAGCCATTTAACATATCTCTTAGAATAGTTTGGGTGAAGGGTTAGTTTATCAATCATCTACTTTATTCTTAGAAAAAAGTTTGATCGATGATCGCATGAGAAAAAATTGAAATAAAAGTTCTACTTAACATCGGATTAGAACATCATACAACTTACATTACTATTCGAAACTTCAAAGTAATAGAGAATGGATTATTACATAAGCCAAAGAGGGGTGCCTTTAGCTTTTTTGTGAAGTGAAAGTTTGATGGTTTATACTATAAACTAAAATATCTACTGTTTTATGGCCTAAAGTAATTATAAAACCGGTTTTACTTATTGTTTAAGCCCTAAAAAACACACTTTACACTATAAACTACATATATTTGCGTAGTTTATAGTATAAACCATCAATCTTTTGGTTTAAGAGTATTTTGCATAAGATGCTAATGGTTTTGGTTTTGTTGGCTTCTTCAAATATTTTTCATAGTCCTTCTTCATCGTAGGACTCATTGATGCAATACGCTTATCCGCATCAGGAAGATCACCAATTGATTCAAAATATCGAATCTTAGCATTCTTCATTTCAGGAGATTCTTTTTCCTTTACAGCCACAGCTGGTTTTTGCATCTTTGGAGCCGGAGCCGGAGCAACGGCAGGCTTCTTCATCTTTGGAGGAGCAACGGCAGGCTTTTTCATCTTTGGGGCGGGAGCTGGAGCTGGTTCGACTTTTTTTCCACCCATGATTTCCTTTACTGCGTCATATTCGGCCGATCCTTTCTTTGGGATACACCACTTAGGCGATCCTTTGTTCCATTCCTTCAACGCATCGATCCAACGCATTCTATACTATCTCTAAATATTATTTTCTTTGCCGTAAGTATAACCCATGGATATTGGTCGAGTCTATGCCCCGCTACCTGCGGTCATTGGCGTACCTGCTCCAGAAGCGAAAGCGGAAGAGAAAGAAGAGAAAGAGGAGGTTCCAAAGAGTCGGATCCTTGTCGTACATTCCAAAGATGTTTCCTCCGAGGAACTTGCACTATTCAAGTTTCACGGTCGCTATTTGAAATGGGACGATCGTTACATGAATATTGATTTCGCCCAACTGCCTCCCCATGATTATCTCTTCGTAGATATGAGAGAGAGAAATGCTCGGTATGCCCTTGGTGCGGTCAATCATATGGAATACAGCGTGGTATGTTATGTTCCTTGGTTCCACAAGGGTGAGAAGTTTATCGATCAGCTATCTGCTATTGCAACAACTAAGTTCCCATTGCGTGCAGTTAGCAAAGAAGACTTTGATCGGCAACTCCTAAACGAGAAACTACGATCGCCATCATTAGCTCGGACTTTTTTCGGGTGGCTTGTTCCATGCTTACAAGCGTAGGGAAATGGTTATGGAACAACATCGTGGAATATATTAAAGGGCTTGTTCTTACAGAGATACTTACGGCCTTACAGGTTTCGTTGCCTCCTATTATTATTACGGCCATTATTTGGATCTAATCAAATGATAAAACAAAGATTCCTGTTTCAATCATTAATACCTTCGATCCGGGTGTCTTACCGGACTTAGGTTTTCTCGTGCGTTTTGGTTTTGGTTTTTCTACAGGTTTGATTTCCTCTTTCTTTTCGTCCATACTACAATTACGGAGATAATATATCTACTATCTCCGCAGATGGATATTGCCGATATCATGGGTATTACTATCTTAGGATTCTATACGATGTATGTTATTCTATCTATTTAAAAAACACCTCCGCCACGACCCATGTTTGATAAGCGTTGTTCTAATTGCCGTTCTGTTCCTGGATATTGTTGTAACTGCATAGCATCACTCAGTGCATAGTGTAATTCTGGTTCTAATTCTGGATCCACCGACGAAGACGCAGATGCCGATGATGCTTCTTTCATGGCTGGGTATCTCGTCGCCATATAACCAGCAGATGGCTGTGACGGTTCCGCTCGCATCGATTGTTGTTGAACGGGAACTTGGCGGAAAGCGGGATTAGCAGACTGCATCGGCAACTGACTCGAGATATCATAATTCACTCGACGATCCGCAAACATATCTTTTGATGGAATGGCTCTCTTGCTTGGAGTTTTATCAGGAGCAATGCCCCATGGATTTACTTCAATGCTATTCGCAATATCATCTACACGGTTCGCATTGTACTGCGATCCACCGCCTACACGGATCGAATCATCATAAATCGGTGCCTTGGACGCTGGATAGATTCCATACGAAGATGGTAACTGTACGGGCGGAGGGTTTGCATACTTTGCCCCCACACCCTGTAGAAGACGAAAGTCTCCCATACCGACATGATGCGGTGCTGGGTGTCCCTTCATGAGCTGAACTGTGTCACCTACTTTTACTTTCACATTCACGATCTGCTGTTGCGTAGCCTTAGATGACTTCTTGCCCCTACGCTTTCGACCTCCTCGCTTCATGAGATCGCCCTCATACATATGATCCTCGGTCATTCCATTTTCATACATGCGATCTTCCATCATTATACTAAGTGGTGAGATTATTCTTTCGAACGCCATTCGATCGGATCGAATCGCCTATAATACCGGATAGGCTGGCTATACATATTGATATGAAGAAATGAGTAGGGTTCTGCCGTAGCAAACTCGTAAAGCTTCAGTAATTTATGCTCGTCTGTTCCGATCTCCTTTACAAACGAATCGAGTTCGGCCTTGTTCTCAGTATGAAAGAAAGAGATGCAGTCTAAGTTGGAACGGATTAAGGTAGGCAAGTATGTATTCCATTTCTGTAGCAAGTAGATGTTCGTAAGTAACATGTGACGATTCTGTGTTGCTAACTTTGTAATTAGATTCGCCTGTTTTGACTTAATCATGTGAATGCAGTCATCATAAATGATACAATAGTTTGGTTTGCCCCTTTTACCTTTCTTCTTATGACGCTCCGTATAGGCTTCTGTTTTGGCGATGATATCTTCCAAAACGGCATTATCCAAAGTATCGTAGTATTGATCGCCGATGTCCTCAATCAATGGAGCCATCTTATCATCATTCGGTGCCGTCGGGCTAATAACGAACAAAAGATCAAAGTGTTTGTACCATGGACTCTCCTTCTTCATGATTAGATTCAGAAGTAGAGTCGTTTTACCACCACCCTTTCGTGCAATCAACGCATAGTTACAAGGCTTCATCGGAAGCGGAGAAGACTTATCCGTACATTTCTGTTGATCGAATGGAGCTAACGCTCGTGTTAATTCACTGGAGCATGCCTGCATCTTTATAGAGAATTAGATTATAATCCACCACGCCCTCTAATACGACGCTGTCCTCCCATGATCTGACCTCCTCTCTTTGCTAATACCTCTTCTCCAATGTTCGTTATATCACGGGCAACATCGGTTAGCTTCACACCCAACCACTTACTTAGATTCGGCATCTCTTCTACGAGTTCCTTCAAATCCTGTTTGATCCATGCACGAGCCTCTGGATCTAAGAACCCACTTGCATCAGCAAGGTTCATTACATACGATTGACAGTTATTTTTTAGAAAATCATAGTCATAAAAGGACTTTCCCATCTTCGTTCTCGCATTCTCCAGTAACTCTGCAATCGTAATGTTTCCCTTTTTTGCCCCCATGTCGAGTGGATAAACCTCGGCCTTTCCACCCTGGCTCAAATACGATGGATCCTCCCGGGCTTCTAACTTCTCCAGCTTCTCAAGTACATACTTGTCATTTACGACAAGACCCGTATGAAACACCTCATCAAACCCCGCTTTCTTCTTTAGATCATTCCACTTGCCCGCCGTAATCAGTTGAACGGCCATTACGCCTGGTGTAGCAACAGGAGCACGAACCATTTTCAAGCTCGTAATCGGTTCTCGGCCATGTGCTTTGATAAACTTGCGGAATCGCTTTGGAAGATGCGTATCTGACGATATCGAACTCCATAGCTCTTCAAAATAAGCACTCCATGAATCATCTTCTGCTTCTTCCAACAAAGTACCCCCTTTCTTCATCATATTCACACGATCACGCACATAGGCCATATCTCTGATCGGCTTTCCTCGCATCATTATACTATGTGCTTAGATAAAAGAAAAAGATAAGCCGTAGTAGATAGAATGTCAATCAATGGCTCTGGATCAACCTTTATTCCCTTTACTCTTTCCGGTTTAACTTCCATTACCGCATCAAACAGTAACATTGGAGATGCAACGGCTACTTCCCTTACCATGACAACAGCAACGCCTAATAAGATCGCCAGGTTTAACGGGTCGCAACAGCTGGTTAGCTCCACCGTCGATGTATCCGATATTGCGGTACTTGGTGCGAACAATACCTTTTCAACTGGTTTTACCAACAATTTGAACGGTGCGATCAAAACGGTGAATAATCCCTTAGCAATTAATAATGCGGGTATCAATGCGGAAACGATCTCTGCGATCGTTCCTTCTACTTACACCCTTGTGTCTGGTTTTTATCGATTTGTTTCTCCCAGTTCGCTCACGGGATCCATGCAGTTTCCAAATGCTTTTACTTATGGTACCACTTCCCTTCAAAAGTATATTCTTACTCTAACGAACTGTAGCACGAATGGAACCGACCCTGTTACCGCCACAGTATATAACGCAACAACGGGTTTAATCATTAGCGATGCGACACAAACGATTACCAGTACTGCTGAGACGGTTACCTTTACTTTCATGACGGGAACTTCGCCCTCTATCATCTATCTTAACTTTTCCGCTGGTGCGATCAACTACTTCGTGCAATGGTCGGCTCTCAGCGTTCAACAGTGTAATACAGAAGTTCTTGGAAACTTGGTACTCGATGCTCCCATCATTAGCAACATGACCCAATCGCCTGGAACCACTACGAACTTAGCAGGCGGTCTTCTTGTAAGCCAAACCTCAACGGGTGTATCGGCTTCCACTTTTACACAAACAGGTATGCCTGCATCTGCTCCTACTTCTACTCTTACCTTTTCCTCTCCTACTTATACATTAACTGCGACAGGAAGCTTTGCGACATGGCTTGGAGCAGGAACGACCTACATTACTGGAGCCAAATATACTTTCAACTTTGGATCTATGTTTGGAAGTCAAGCCCTACAGTTACAGGTCGTTCAATATAATGCTCTTGGATCGGCGTATGTTGATGTTGGAGATATTCCCTATAGTGTTTCGAAAACCAGCTCTACTATCAGCGGTTCCTTTACTGCTGGTTTGAATGCATCTTATCTGGGATCCATTGTATTCTTCTTTACTCCTACCAGCTTCTCACAGAATGTTAAGTTCAATACCTTTACCATGACCCGTGCTGATACTCAAATAACGGGTGTTACTACTCTTCCAACGAACGCAGGAACTGCAGTTTCTGGTATTGGGTTGAACGCATCGAATCAGATCGTCACTACAGCAGTACCAACAAACTTCTCAGCTGTGACGGTTGGATATGTTCCTTATGAATCAGCAACTGATACTTTTTCGAATAGTTTGATATCGCAGGGTACAACTGGCTTAGGTTATACTGGTGCGTCCTTTACTGCTTCGACTGGTATTGCTTCTATTACATTTAGTTCTCCTACCTATAGTGCGAACTCTAATGCCTCCTTTCAGGGTATTATTACTCTTCCAGCATTACCTTCAAGTGTTATTGGTCTTCCATGTATTGCTACGATCACAGCTTCCGCATTCCCTGTTTTTGCTGTAGCACCCTATCCATATTTCACTCTCACCAATGGTGCTACTGTTGTCTATACCAGCCCTATAGGTTCGCCTGGAACTGTTAGTATGCCTTTTACTCCCACATCAACTACACTATTTATTACCATCTATTTTAAAGCACCTCCAACTGGTTTTACTGGTAGTGTATTCACATGGACTAACTTTGTAATCACGACACCATCTATGACGACGACTGGATTTAGTAATACGACAGGAAATCTAAATGTATCAGGTGCAACAACTATTGGAACAGTAGCTAATACCGTAGCATTAACAGTTAATCAATCTGGAACAGTTCCAACAGTTCAGTTTAATTCTTCTGCTCCCGATAGTTGTATAGATTTAAATTGTACTGCAACATCAGGGCGTAAATATCGGATTGGATCAGCAGGAACTGGAACAGGTGCAGGTGTAGGCAACTTTTTTATTTATGATGCTACAGCGTCATTGCCTCGTATGGTAATTGATAGTATTGGAAAAATGGGACTTGGAACGACTGCACCAAGTTTTCAACTCCATCTCTATAATGATGGAACAAACAGTAATATATTACCAAGAATCTTAGTAGAAAGTGCATCAACTGCGAATGGATACAATGCTACATTATTATTAAAGACAGGGACAAATAGCAGTTCAATTAGCACAGGTGGATCAGGTAATCTTAATATTAACGCAAATACGCCTGGTGTAAAATGGGTTGCCGTGGGTAGCGATAATGCTTCAAAATTATCTGCTGGTGTTGCTGATCCTGAGAGTTTTATCGGATTTAGGAAGTTTATAGTTGCTGGAACATCTGGTAATTCTGATGGAGGACATGTTGCCTACTACACAACAAGTGATTATTATCCACTCTATCAGCAGTTGAACTGGACGCATGATAACATCTTTCAAGGCTATGATATGTATTATGATGGGGCTTTTCGTATGGGAGCGACAGGAACGGGATATGCCTTTTATAAACAAGGTAATGCTTTTAGACTATATGTTGGGAGTGGTTCGCAAGGAAACGGTACTGGTCTTACCACCGCAATAGAAGTTAATGCTAATTCAGCTGTTTTATTACCACAGCAACCCTTCGTCATCGTTGGTGCAGTAGGCGGTGCTTCCATTGGCTATGGAGCAGGAACGAACTTTGGAAGTGGTGGATATTTATTCGCTTATACCTCAGCAGGATATTCCAATACGCCTGGAAGTGGTTGGGCTTCTGTTGCTGGTAGATTCTGGGCGACTCTCCTTGGACGCTATCAAGTTAATTTCTGTTTTTACTGGAACAACTTCTCAGCGGGATCTCGTGCTGTTATGCTACACTATGATGCTTTTGGAAATTTATTAGAAACTCGTTATTGTGCTTTGTGGGGTGCTGGTATTGGTTCTGATACAACTCAAAACTATTCTACTATTGTCTATATGAGTGCTGGTAGTTATTTACAGTTTCAGTTTCAATCTGGTAGTGGGACTTTGTATTTTGGAGGCATCACGCATACGCATTGCTCGTTTCATTTTCTTGGCTAAGAGTAGATGGAACAACCAGTTGTAGAACCTGTTGTAGAACTCACCAGACCCCCAGAGCCAGTTCCTGATGTGTATCAGTATGTCCCAACAGAACCTGTCATTCTATCACCCCAACCTCCTATCATTCGTCCAGATCAGGAGATCGATGACCTCAAGAAGCAGTTAGCAACCCTTACGGCGATGATCGAGAAGATCCCAAACAAGTACAAAGGAATATAAAAATAGAAACCCATAGTATCAATGTCGGGTATTGGAAGTACATTAGCCATGGCTCTGAATGCACTCGTTCCGGTTTTTGGAGCAGATAAGATCACGAAGTTTTTTAGCAAGGGATTGAAACAAGGCGGAAAGGTGAAAGCACCAAAGGCCAAGAAGGACAAGAAGGCCAAGAAGCCAAAGGGGAAGAAAAAGTAGGATCCATAAAAATTGACTGACCGGTTAGTCTAAAGATTATTACCGGTCAATTAGTAGAATGACACTTATTATTAAAGACACGCAGAGTAACGAAGAGCAGATCATGGAAGGTGTTACCATCGAGCAGATTCTTCATGCGATCGATCGAGTGCAGAAGGAGAAAGCCCGTCAGGCCGAAAAGTACCAGCGATGCGTCAAGCCCAAGATGGGTACCTTACGCATATCTAATCCAGCGTCAAATTCCTAAAAAATTGACGGGGGCGAATCCTCCGGTATTTTTTACGCCCGGCGTGTTTTTCGGCCTAAACAATTTCCTCCGGTATATGTATAGAGATGCCTGCCCCCACCATTCGATGCGAGTTCTGCGAAAATCACGAGATGCGACGAGATGCTTATGCTCCTCATGTTAAGGCGAAGCACATGAAGGACATTGCCCGCCTTTTACTGGAAGACTTGAAAGAATATGAGGTTCATGCGATTGGAGCCTACGCCCAAGAGAATAGTACAAAATACATGGTGATTCAATCCAAGTTATATCAAGATGCAGAGTACTGGTTTGGAGTAAAACCATACTTCTATATTCGAGAGAGCATCGAAAAGCCCTATGACGAAACTCGTCCTGATACAACGCTGAAGCCTTACCCAGAAGATGACGAGCTTCGCCAGTACTTGAGCCGAGAAGAGAATCTTATCGCTCATCGTAAGTTCATGGAGGAAGTTCTACAGAGCATCTCTCTATTGGACTTCATACAGATTGGTAAGAATATTAAGATCAAAAATCCAGATGTCCTGAATATGAAGAAAGAACTCTCTTCTCTGCGTGACAATCATAAGGCATTGGAAGTAAGTTCTCAGAATCGGATCGAGCAACTCAAACGAGAGCTTGAGATGTGGAAGGAGACAGCCGATGAAAAGGAGTGCATTGCGGATCTGCGTAAGGATCTTCAGTCAGCCCGTTCGTATGCTAATCAGTTGGAAAAGCGTTCTAACTTGATTAGGGAAGAGATGGAGTTTCAGAAGACGGACTTCCATGAGCGTTGGTCTGGATTGAATATGGCGAGTCTCTCGAGAGAGCGAGAGTCAAACGATCGAGAGGATCGCATGCGTAAGGAGATTAGCGATCTGAAGGCACAGGTAGAGAAGTGCAAGCTCAAGATCAAGGAAGAGGCTCAGAAGCTATTTGATAAGGAGCGTGAAGCGAAGCAGAAGATCAAGGATAAGAAAGCACTCGAGAAGGCTAAGGCCAAGAAGCTTGCAAAGAAAGCCAAGAAGATGGCCGAGCTATCCGATTCAGACTCCGATTCAGACTCCGATTCAGACTAAGGCTAAGATGCTGTTTTAGTTAATATATTGGATCAAAAAGCACGCCCTCTGCTATTTTTAATACACCCAACAGTACCACCATGGTGCTGTTGGGTTTTTTTGCGTTTAACCAGAAGATATAGTGACACGCCCTTCGCATTGTAATGTATTTACTACTCTTTCTAAAAAGTATGATCCATTATTTGTTATAGGGGCTAAATAGTATATTGAAAGTATGCCTTTTGGAGTATATTATACAAAATGGAAAATGAAGTTGTCTAAAAAAAGTATAGAAAATAATAGTAAAAAAAGTACAAAATAATTTTGAGAAGTATAGCCAGGGTATTTCTAAAAAAGTGTCAAAAGGCAGGTTTTTTACTATATGTTTTAGCCCTGGTTTTTAATAGCATTAACGACTCTACTAAAGAATAGGTACTCGTAAATTGTACCCCGAATGGGTGAAGTTTTAGGAATACGCCCTTTTTTATTCATGGATCAGATATGAGTATCTGTCGATACCACTCGTTCAACATAATCAGCCTGTGCGTGGTAATACTCTAATCCAGTAGAGAGATTCTCTCCACCATTGATTCGTTTAGCAATAGCGAGAAACTCCAGGAATTTCTCAATGCATTCTCGCTGGGTAAGACCCTGCGTAGGACAGTTCATGAGTTCTTTGGGATAAGCGAGATGAATCTTCTCGAGGTACTCAACACCCTTTAAAGAGGTAATCTCATAGGAGGGATCAATTAGCCGATTGTTTCCAATATCAACAACCATATGAACGCAGATCTGATAGCCCTGTTGTTCCTGGTTAATCCATCGAGCAAGAACCGCCCGAACAGTTGCTTCTTGTCCGTTTGCATTCAAACAGTCTTTAAAGTAAAGAGCATTCGTAATGCATCGTTGTGTAATGTTATTCTCCTTCTGATAAGTAAGCATAGCACGATAAACCTTCTCCATAATAATCTGATGAATAATAGGAATGGTAACCGGTCAATTTTTATGTTTTTGGTAACCGGTGAAAAATAGAATCATATCTCACCTTTCAAAGGCGGGATATGAATCTTTTACCCTTATTAACCGGTGAAATTAACCGGTGAAATCTATTGGTGAATATCGTTGTATCCGTATGCATCTCGGAGTGCCTCAGGAACTTCCTTAATCTTCTTGCGTCGATCGCTCTCTGCCGTCTTTAGACGGCACTCCCAGCACTCTCGGACAATCATCTTAAACAACCCCCACATTCCTGGACGCTCTCGGTAGCCTGGAGGCATGAGGTTGATCGCATCACGCAGGCCGAATTCTTCGAGGTAACCCTCCCAGTGTTCGGTTAAGTGATTGCCTACACCATTAGCGAGGTCATCATCAAGATGATAGGAGAACCATAGTGATGCAATCTCGTCCTCGGTAAGACGCTCGGCCGGAGGATAGTTATCTACAAGTTCTTCTTTCAAGTGTTCCATGCATCTATTCGCATAATCGAGAAGCGTTTGCATGGCCTCTCGTTTATCTTTAATCGTAATGTAATGGAAGGGCTTAGGGGGGTTGGTAGGAATCGGTTGAGTCATTCTATTGGAGGTTTCGATATTAACCGGTGAAAAAAAAGCCGTCAATTTTTATATTTTTCGTCAATCTTTTTTCTTTTTATTTGTTCTTATATAAGGGAAGCAAATACGGCTCTTTTTTTTGTTTGCTGTTTTTTTTTTTGAAATGCATAAAAACAGTATCAACTATCTTTGAAAATAATAGTAGGTAGTAGTAGAATGTGGGGCTGGCTTAGTAGTTGGTTTCGTCGTTCCATTCCGGTCGAAAAAGAGAAAGAAATTAAGTACGATGCTCCTACTCCTATTGTGAATATACGGGTGCTACCAGATCAGTACAAAGTAAATGATAAGTGGTGGGGTACTACCCTTGCTTTAAAGGAGCAGTCGGCAAACGATAAGGGAGAGAATATTGCATCGGCGGAAAAAGTCTAATTCTTTTTTCACATCTATACTTTAGAGAATGGGAAAGTCATCGATCCAACCACCGTCCGGCGAGGTCGTCCTCGTACAGAAGAAGCAAGAGCCAGTAGCAGAACAGAAGATTCGTGAGATTAGTCATAAGGAGTATGAGAAGTTGCGTCCAAAGAAGGAGCTAAGTGAAAAGCAGAAAGAGAACCTTGCGAAGTTGGTGGAGCGTAACAAGCAACGAGCCATGGATCGTCGTGCCGTTGTGAAGGAGGCCGTTCCTGAAGAGATCCCAGAGGATAGGGAGCTTGTCATTGTAAAGCCGAAGCGTAAGTATGTTCGTAAGCTAAAGAATGAGATCATTCAACCCTCTGACTCAGAATCAGCAACAGAGACGGAAACAGAGTCAGAAGTCGAAGTACGGAAGCCAATCCCTAAGAAACCTGTACGCCCTACAAAGCCAACGAAGCAACCTCCGAAGAAGGCACCGCAGAAGTATAAGTACGAAACGGAAACAACGAGTGCAGATGAATCGGAAGAAGCCGAATCGAGCGATGATGACTATGAGGATCAGAAGGTACAGAAGTATCAGGCAAAGGCAAACGCTCGTCTGAAGGCCGTTCAAGAGATCGATAAACGCATGTCGCAGATCCAGGGTAACCCGTATGTCAGTCGCAATCTCAGCGTTTTTTAATCTCTACACTAAGTATAAAAATGCCGAAGAAAGATAAGAAAGCAAAAGCTTGCCCGCATTGTGCTATGGGTCGTGGAGGTGCTCCGGTCATGAAGCGTGGCCTTGGCGGTGATATCCTTGGTGGTATTGGTGGTAAGTTTTTTGGTGCTCCAGGTGGTGACATCGGCCGTGGTGTAGGCAATCTCCTCGGCGGTCTCTTTGGTCTCAAGAAAGGTGGTCGAGTTCCGGGCGGGTCGGGTGTGTTCTAAACCAAAAAAGAATTAAACCTAATCTATATATAGATGGCTTTTAATCCTAAATTCGTTCAGGGTGCAACCCGAAATCAAATCCATAAGGCAATGGATTACAAGAGTTTTCTTATTACTCCCGAGCAGGAGCAGGAGTTGAAAGGAAA